TGGCTGCTCGTTTGCATCATACGTTAGTGTCTGCGCTTCTGCCATTGATAGTTTCTACTGTAAGGTTTCCTAATCCAACTGTTGTTACCACCTTAGTACCAGGTGCTTTGATAGTTGGTTTGCCAACCTTCATCTTAGGTGCATATTTATTAGGCTTCTCTTCAAAGAGTTCCTTATCTTCTGCACTAAGGGGTGGTTGGACTTTTGGTGTAGCTCGCTTAGCCTTCCTCGGGCGGCTGGGCTTGGCCTTGTCCACTTAGTTCCTCCGCTAGTTGTGGGTTTTTACTTGGGTCATTCATAGGATCGCCAGTGGCAATCTTAGCTTGTTCAAGTTGCATCTCTTGTTGTTGCATTGCTTGCTGCTCACCTTGTATCTCTTGCATAGAGCGTACAAGATTAAGTACATCAATACCCTGAGCTGCAGCTAAACGTTTAATGACCTCTTCAGGATTAATGTATTGTTGTGTTGCTTCTGGTCCCATAGTCTGAGAGATCATAGTTAGGAATTGACCTAACGCTTCTCTGTCCTGACCTCTACCAAGAGCATTAACACCAGCTACGATAGTAGGTTTAACTATATCTTTAGGTAGCTTAGGTATTTGTCCAGTCTTCTCCATTACAGAGAGCTTTCTATTTAAGTATGGTACTAAGAAGTCAACAGTTAGTAATGAGAATAAACCTCCAAGCTGTTGCTCTAGTTCCATCTGTGTCATACGTACTTCTTCAGCAGTTGTCCTTTCACTCTGTCTAATGGATAGAATCAAGAACGCTTCTGCTAATCTCTTCTCTAACTGTCCGACCATTTGATATGCCGTGGCAAAGTCAGCAGTCTTTCCTACTTGCACAACACCTATGTCATCAGGTCTACCCTGGACAATAGCACCGTTACCTGCTGAGGCTAGGGTCTGTGGTTTAGTTGTACTAGAAGGGCTTACAACAAATACAACCTTGGCTGCAGCTGCGCTACCTTCTACTAGAGCTTGGGACAATGCCTCAAGACTCTTCAAGTCGCCAATGAACTCTTCGACGCGACCTCTTCCGTAAGCCTCCCCGTCAACTGTATTGAACCTTAGATGAATCCAAGGGTTAGTTTTCTCAGGGGACTTACCCCTAGAGTTAGGGATAATTTTATCGAAAACTTCTTGATGCCAGATGAAACGGTTACCATCTCTCTTGACATGTGTATAAACATCGCAGTCTTCTCTGTCATCATCTGGATCTACGTTACGCATCTCCTGTATAATATCAGGTATTGAATCCTGCAATAATTTTTTGGCAATTTTTTCTTTGGTTACGATCTCTATAACATTTCCACTACCATCTCGATCTACTACAAAACGGTTCAACGGATAAAGCTTTAACCCTTCTTTACCCATAAAGATTAAAGCGTTACCTGCTACTACCAAATGCTTAAGAGCTTGATGGATAGTAACACGATCATCAGAAGCTGAGATAGCTTCCATGATAGTACGTTCAATCTTTGCAAAGGATAAATCTAATTCGGACTTAGCTTCAGGGGGTATCTCTTCACCTAACTGTGAGTCATCTAATTGCAACTTAAAGAAACTTGTTTGTATTGGCATCAAAGCCAACATAAGTTTCGAAGCTAAAGTGACTACACCTTTGGCGCCAACTGACTGCCATGGTGTTTGTAGGTCATATGTACCACCTCTGAATTGCTCTTCATCTCGAATTAAATAAGGGAGTGTCAGCTTAGCCGCTACGTCCGCTTGGTTTAGATACTGTGTACGGAATCCTCTGAGAGCGTCATACCTTTTCTTTGCTGTCATTATTTAATATTCATAGAGGTTTTCTTACTACCTATATTCAATCCTGTAACCAAGGGTGCTGATCCTAATCTCTTTCGAGCTAAAGAAGATGCACTTTGAGGTGCTGCTACTTTACCAGGACCAATAGCTAATTGACTTATAGGATTCTTTACATGTGTTGGTGTTGCTGTTCTTACCTTTCTTTGCTCTGCTAACATTGCAGCTTCATGAGCACGTTGAGCTTCTGACTCAGTGGACTGCCAGTCTAACTGAGCCCTTTGGAAATCTTGTTGTTGTGCGAGACTATCATCAAATGATGTTTGAAGACCTTCAATAAGATTACTCCAATTTTGATTGTTCTGTTGTGTGGTATGTTCAAACCTAGCTTCTGAGGCTACTTGATCGTATAAACCACCACCTCCTCTGACATTACCACCGCGAAGCATACTAGTATTCTGATCTAAGTAACTCTTAATGTCACCCCAACTATGTCCAGCTGCACGACCTGCCATCAAGTCAGCATGTCCTATCCAATCCCCACTACCTTCAGCTTTACCTGTAAATTTATGAGTTAAATCACCTGAGGATATCTGATCAAAGAGTCCACCTTGCTGTCCTTGTCTGTTTGCCTCACCTATCTTATCTACATTACCTGGATCTTTCATCCAAGCTAAAACATCTTGTCTTTTCTGTGCTAACTTTTCCTGCCTACTGTTTATATCACTAGTATCCCAAATACTTTTCAACATCTGGAAGTAATCTTGGTGACCAAACTTATCAGGACTAGCACCATAACTTATGTTCATTAGTTGTTACCTCCTGTAACTGAACCCCATGATGAAGGAATATTTGTAGGTTTCTTTACATTAACTGGTTTCAAATTGATACCAGCTCTCCACGCTGTACCTTGTACATCTCTAGGACCACCAAAGGCTGATGGTGTATCTATATCTTTACGAATAGTAAGAGGGTTACCATCAGCACCGACGATTCTATCTCGAATCTCTTGAGAGTTAGGATCGAATAAATCAGTGGGTGTGTAAGGTTGTACAGCTTCAGGATCTATAGGTTGACCTTTATTATCCCCATCATGATAGTACTTAGCAGTGTATTTATTATCAAAGTTATCTGGTATGTCCCACTTATCATCTTCTTCATCGCCACTTAGTATACCAGCAGCGTTTGCATCTCGTATGAAATCAATCTTCTGCTGTACAGTCCAGGCGCTGTCCTGAGCTTGATCCATGAAGTCAGTCCAGTTTTTATCGGAATAAGTTTTACCATCTTCCTTATGAAGTTTATCGAAGGCTGCTTTATAGGCATTGTCTTCTGCATAAGATGCCCAATCTACTTGACCTCTAGTTAACCATTCATAGTGTTCGGTTGTTCCTACCTTTAAGTCATCATTAAGTACACGTCTTAAGTCAAGACCCCAGGTAATATCCATACCGCTTTCCCAAGAACTTTGTATGCGACCATCTTCATTACGTTCCATCCAGGTATCAGCTTGTGCATCATCAGTACCATAGACTTCATCAATAAATCTAGTTTCATAATCAGCTCGTTGGGATCTAGATAGATCAGCTTCTTGAAGAAAACTATCAGCAGTGATATCTAATTCACCACCTTGTATTTCAGTCTTTAAAGCATCTTCCCAGTATTCCCTATAGTCAGCCATTAGTTATTCCTCAAGTCGTTTGATTAGCCAGTCAACGACTGAACGTTGACCAGCTTTGTACATTATACTTGTGATCTCTTCTTTAGGGTGGGGGTTTTGCAT